CCAATAATATATCTCCATATATTTCCAAGACATTGAGTTATCTTTCGAGATATCCGACTCCCACATTCTTCAAGAAGAGCTCTAAAAATCCTTTCCTGCTCAGCATCATCAAACACATAATACTGTGATGTTGCCTCATTATCCAATTCCAATAATATCTTAAGAACTGAAGTATCAAATGCAGTTATATCAAATGTAATCCAGAACATATTAGGATTTTTATATTTATAATCATCAGCAAAAAATTGCATACCTCCATGATTCCAATTAATTCCAATGCGAATCAATTTTCCTCGCTCAAATTTCTGACGCTCTCCATGAACCAACATTGCCATAAGTATTGTTAATAAATCCGGAATGAAATACTCTCTTGCTTTATCAGCTACTTTCTTCAAAGATTCAATAAAAGCCTGTCCAACCCCTGTAGCCAAATGTACCTCACTCTTTATTACTATCTTGTTGTAAGAAGGAGGCAATTCATAAGGAGAATAATCTATTATGGAACGCACAAAGCATTCCAACTCTTTAATTGCCCACTCCATCTGTTCCAACTTCTTTCCGACAACACTCTTTATTATAACCGTATGATTACTCTCATACAAAATGCTATCAGAAGGACCTGGACGATTTCCCGAAGCCGTTTTCAAGGGAGGATTTACAAATTGCGAATTCCTTGAGTAACTCCATATTCGCTTCTTATATAACAAATCCCACCCTGCATATTTATTCATCATATCTATAGCCCTAGGCAAAATATGCATATTAGCTTTCATTAAAGGAGGAATCTCATTAGTCGGTTTATCATACTTCTTCAACAAAATAGGGATCTTACGTGGATATAAATTTTCTTGAGCATAAGCAGAATACCAATAAGGTACTCCATCTATAAGAGTGCCTGTGAAAGTCTTATTAAAATAAGAGCCCTCTCTCATAGCTTGAATCTTTAAATCTCCACAGCCCTTTCCCCATTCATTTCCCAGCATAACCACAGCTCCCCCATTCGAATGCACTGTTTTCCATATATGCTGCTGCCACCAATTTTCAGGCTGATCAATACCATAATACTTAGCGAAATATGACATATCCCACTTCCTATACAGTTTTAATGCCGAAATATTATATTCATAATTTGATTCCTTAGGCAAAAAAGGAGTATAAACCGGCGCTGGAATAGGTATTTGATTCCTACCTACTATTCCAAGTGACCTAATAATCGTTTCTCTCACCAGCTTATCTCCTCTCTGCAAAGAGAAGACTCCTAAATGCAACTTCCAAGTACAAGCTAAATCAATAGCTAAATCCTCAAACATCTCATCCGAGCTTTTAATATGAGGACCCCTTTTCCTTGGAACAAAAAAGGTATTGGCAATAGCCAAATTAGGATCAGTCAAAGTAACATGAAGATCACAATTGCAAAACTCCTGTGTCTGAGTATGGTCATGAACATCTCCATTGTGCGACCAACACAACTTCATCTTCTTATTCGAACGCCTAAAGAAATATCTTACTGTCTCAAAAATACAATATTTACGCGCCACCGGAAGGAATCGAAAGTAAGTATCTAGGCTAACGTCCTCAAACGGCAAATGGTCC